GGGTTGCAGAGATAAAACGGTGTCTTGGGCCTTGCACCAACTCAAAGAGCAAGGCCTTGTTGAAGCGGTGACCTTAAGCCGACAGGCCAACAGCCGCTATTTGCGCTACTGCATCACACGCAATCGCACCATCACCTAGGCAAGCATGGCAATAAGGCATCGCTACAAAGACAAACATAGGACTTGCGCATGACCGAGAAACTCACCCCTGTTGAAGAGCGCTTTGCTAACGAAGTGGCCCTTGGTAAAAGCCAGGCTGCAGCCTATCGCATTGCTAATCCACGATCGACAAAGTGGAAAGATGGCAGCGTCTACGTGAAGGCTTCGCTCATGATGGGCAAAGATAAGGTAAAGAAAAGGATCGCTGAGATCCAACAAATGCTTTTAATCCGATCGATTTGGTCACGCGAACAAAGCGTCATGGCCCTTAAAGAGGTGATCGATGCGCCCGATCGCAAAAGTGATGTGGTAGCTGCCGTTCGCGAGTTAAACGCCATGCACGGCTTTCATGAGGCTCAGAAGATTGAGCATTCAGGCTCCATTGCGAGTATTGAGCGGCGCATTGTAGATGTAGTCACTATCGATGCTCATGCGGCTGATGCAGCACTAAACAAAAAAGATCGCCGGTGACTGTCAAGCTCGGAGCAAAGATTTTTAGTTGCTGAGCCGTCGTTTACCGTCCTATACTCACTCTAGCAGGTAAATCCTGAGCCAACCGGGACGCCAACAAAGGTATCCTAAGCGCGCTGTAAGCGCGTCGGCCTCAGGGGCTGCTCTTCTATGATTGCGTTCGATCGTCCAATGCGCAACTCATCTGTATAGACGACTGGTTTGCGTATGACGGCACATATTTACCTCGATGAGAGCGGAGACACCGGATGGCGATTTGACCATCCCTATACAAAGGGCGGATCGAGCCGCCATCTCATAATCGCTGCATGCCTTTTGCCTCCAGACGTTGAGCACATGCCTGAACGGATGTTGCGCCACATGTATAAGCGCCGAGGGTGGAGCGCCCATAGTGAGAAAAAGTGGGCGCAAATGTCACCTGACGCTCGAGGCGAGTTTGCAAGTAATGCAGCTAAGTTGGTCATCAAGAACCCTGGCATTGAACTGCATGCCATTGTGGTGGCTAAGCAAAACGTTAAGCAACACATCCAGCGTGATCCTAACAAACTGTATAACTATATGGTGAAGCTCTTATTACTTGATCAGATGGCAAAACATGAGCAAGTGAGCTTTGTGCCGGATCCTCGATCGATCAAGGTTGAAAGCGGCAGTAGCCTCCATGACTACCTCCAAACCGAGCTTTGGTTTTCGCGCGGGTCGACGACAAGGCTTGAGACCATTCCCCGCGACAGCCAGCATTGCCTAAATCTTCAGTTCACCGACATGGTGGCTGGTGTGGTGCAGTCTTACTTTGAATTTGGACAAACTCGGTATTGGGACGTATTAAGTGCTCATATACGGCTTGAGACGCTTTTTTTTGAATCCACCTAGATAGGCGCTTTAACGAAAGCACCGATGCTGCACAAGGTTTTATGGGGCCCTCAGGTGGGCATCGCGAGCATTGAGCTTAATCCTTCGCCAAGCATGGCAAATAGAAGGCCACCAATACACTTCAATCGTACGCCTAGCGTGCTCGGAATGCGAATAGGTGTTGCCCCTTTCTTTTGTCGTAATCGGTTGGATGAGAAATCAATGAACCAGCAAGCTCACATCGGTCGTTCTGAACATTTGAAAAGTTCTAACAGACGGCTCATGGTTATCTCGTCTCATGCAAACGCTCATCTTTGAAACGGCTCGTGTCTTTGCACCGCTGCTTGAACCAGCACGCTATAAAGGTGCCTACGGTGGCAGAGGCTCGGGTAAAAGTCACTTTTTTGCGGAGCTTTTGATTGAAGATCATTTGCGACAGCCAGGCTTGCGTTCTGTGTGTATACGCGAAGTGCAAAAGACACTTAAAGAGTCAAGCAAGCGCTTGCTTGAAGATAAGCTTGCAGCCTATGCGCTTGATACGCGCCATGGCTTTAAGGTCTACAACGAAGTGATTGCTGCACCTGGTGATGGGCTCATAACCTTCACAGGCATGCAAGATCACAACGCTGAATCGATCAAATCACTAGAGGGCTATGGCAGAGCCTGGGTTGAAGAGGCACAAACGCTTTCTGCACGATCGCTTGCGCTTTTGCGGCCAACCATCAGGCAGGAAGCTTCTGAGCTTTGGTTTAGCTGGAATCCAAGAAGAAAGACCGATGCCGTGGATCAACTCTTGCGTGGGGCCACACTTCCGACGGGCGCGGTGGTTGTGCGAGCGAACTGGTCAGACAATCCTAAGTTTCCTTCGGTTCTATCGCAAGAGCGCGAAGACTGTTTGAGCACGAACCCTGGCCAATACGATCACATCTGGGAGGGCGGCTATGCCACCGTGCTTGAAGGCGCTTACTTTGCCAAGGACTTAAACCTTGCACGAGCGCAGGGCCGTATCGGAAAGCTTGCCGCTGATCCATTGCTCAGAACGAAGCTCTTTTTAGATCTTGGTGGAACGGGTGCAAAAGCCGATGCCTTTGTGATTTGGGTGTGCCAGTTTGTGGGCCGAGAGATCCGCGTGCTTAACTATTATGAAGCTGTGGGTCAGCCGCTATCGGCACATCTTGCCTGGCTGCATGCTCAAGACTTAGGACCTCCCAAAGCTGATATCTGGCTGCCGCACGATGGTTCAACGCACGATCGGGTGTTTGATGTCTCTTATGAATCAGCGCTTCGCCAGGCGGGCTATTCGGTTGAAGTTATTCCCAATCAAGGCCGAGGTGCTGCCATGGCACGCATTGAGTCAGGAAGACGCTTATTTGGATCGATATGGTTTAACGAGGCAACGACCGCCGCTGGCATTGAAGCTCTTGGCTGGTATCACGAGAAAAAAGATGATGTCCGCATCATCGGGCTGGGCCCCGAGCACGATTGGTCTAGTCATGCGGCCGATGCGTTTGGGCTTATGTGCATCACCGCAGAAAACGGCTTTCGGTCTGTAAGGCCAACGAGCTTTAAGCGCAAGGGCAGTGCGATGGCGGTTTGAGCCCCTAATCTTCTGTCGAAGGTTCGACACTAAACTAACACTTAAGGACTTCAAACTTTCAAGGCTTTGGCACTTATGAATCGCCCCGAGATTTGAGGAGGCTCCAAGACTTGAGAGAATGGAGCCATGAAGCGATCAAACAAGTTTTCACCCGAGATTCGGGAGCGTGCAGTGCGGATGGTGCAAGAGCATCTGAAAGATTATTCATCGCAGTGGGCGGCGATTTCGTCGATTGCGCCAAAGATCGGATGCGTACCGGAAACATTGCGTGAGTGGGTTCGTAAGCACGAGGTAGATGCCGGATTACGGGACGGCGTCACCAGCGAAGAACGGGATCGGATCAAGGCACTCGAGCGCGAAGTGAAAGAGCTTCGCCGAGCCAACGAAATTCTCAAGCTGGCGAGCGCTTTTTTTGCCCAGGCGGAGCTCGACCGCCGACTCAAGTCCTGAGAACCTTTGTCGATCAGCATCGTCAGACCTATGGGGTCGAGCCGATCTGCAAGGTGTTGCAGATTGCCCCGTCAGGCTATCGCCAGCATGCGGCACGACAACGCAACCCGACCCTGCGGCCAGCCCGCATTCAGCGCGATGAAGAACTGAAGCCGCAAATCCAGCGCATCTGGGAGGCGAACATGCAGCTCTATGGTGCTGACAAGGTCTGGCGCCAGATGAACCGGGAGGGGATTGAGGTTGCTCGCTGCACCGTCGAGCGCCTGATGGGACAACTGGGCTTGGCCGGTGTCCGGCGCGGGAAGGTCATACGCACGACGATTCCAGACAAAGCGGTGGCGTGCCCGCTGGATCGGGTCAATCGGCAGTTCAAGGCGGACCGTCCCAACCAGTTGTGGGTCTCCGACTTCACCTATGTATCGACCTGGCAAGGTTGGCTGTACGTCGCTTTTGTTATTGACGTTTTTGCGCGCCGCATCGTCGGCTGGCGGGTCAGTCGTTGCATGCAGACGGACTTTGTTCTGGATGCCCTGGAGCAAGCCCTGTATGCCCGGCAGCCGGCATTGAAGGACTCACTCATCCATCACAGCGACCGGGGCTCGCAATATGTCTCGATCCGCTATACCGAACGCCTAGCGGAGGCAGGCATCGAACCCTCCGTGGGCAGCAAGGGAGATAGTTACGACAACGCCTTGGCGGAAACGATCAACGGCTTGTACAAAACCGAGCTGATTCATCGGCGGGCGCCTTGGAAAACCAGGGAATCGCTGGAACTAGCCACTCTCGAATGGGTCACCTGGTTCAATCACCACCGCCTGCTCGAATCGATCGGCTATATCCCTCCCGCCGAAGCTGAGGCAAACTACTACCGGCAACTCTCCCAACCGTCAGTTGCTAACCTCGTTATTTAAACCAATTGGCCTCCACGATTCCCGGGGCGATTCACCATGGATTTTGGGAGACCACATGTTTGACACGACAAAGGTAAAGCGACAGCAACTCATTAAAAAGATTGAAAAGGCTCGCAATTCAAAAGTACTTTGCTATCTGACTAGCATGCGGCAAGGGGTCCCAGCTCAAATGAGTGAAGATGCGGTTCGTCAAATGATGGACTACCTGCTTCTAATAAAGAAAAGACCAATAGAGCGATTGGATTTTTTTCTATGCAGCAACGGGGGAAACTCAGTTGTGCCGTGGCGTCTCGTCGCACTGTTTCGCGAGTTCGCGTCTGAGTTCAATGTTTTGATTCCATATCGTGCTTATAGCGCAGCAACCATTCTTTCACTTGGAGCAGACAACATTGTCATGCACCCCTTTGCTGAATTGGGGCCAATTGACCCAACTGTGTCTAATGACTTCAATCCATTGGAAGAAGGATCAGGAAGGAGACTTGGTATTAGTGTGGAAGATGTGAAGGCTTATATAACCTTCGTAAAAACGACAGTGGGCATCACACATGAAGACTTACTCATTAAAGCGCTGGAGATATTGGCAAATAAAGTACATCCGCTTGCGTTGGGTAACGTTGAGCGATTCTTATCTCAATCTCGGATGATGGGGCGAAAAATATTGAAAACCCACATGCCTGAGGAAAAACATGATCATGTAATCAACGAAACCATTGAAAACTTGGCGTCCCGCCTTTTTTTTCATGGTCATCCGATTAATCGCAAAGAAGCGAAAGATCAACTTCAGTTAAAGGTAGTGCATCCGGACGAAAAGCTTGAAGCAGATATGTGGGGTCTGTACAAGCTGTATGAAGATTGCTTTGAGAGTCAAGCACCTTTTAATCCCATAGCGCTTATGAACAAAGCCAGAGCACAAGCTCAATCGGGACAACCAATTAATCCAGTGCAATGCACTTTGAGGCATGTGATTGTCGAAGATTCGGGCAAAACATCTTGGTATAAAACCGTTCGGCAATATACCGACGCGATAGTCGAAGGCCCAGCTGGTCCGATGCCAGGTGGTGTCAGAGAGGAATTGCTGTCAGAAGGTTGGACCCATTCGTAGGGATTCTTGGCATTACGGGTGGGCGACCCAATGGAGTGCTTGGCAAAACAGGATGCTCAAACGTTCGGCTGCGAAATGCCGGGTCTTTCGGAAGAGTAGATCCAGTTTCAGTAGGAGATGTGCTTGCTCCATCTGCCAACGCACCGTACAAAAAGACGACGCTGTAAATTTTGTCTTTCGACAGCATTATTGGAGACGTATTGATCATGGCAAATGACTGAGCACGAGGAGAGGTTAGCACACACTGCTGACAGTAGAAAATGTCAGAGGTTTTTGTGCTAATGCTAGACAGCGGATGGCAGCCTACTGACATTGTGATCAGGGTTTTCTATGCTCGCGTTGGGTCGAAATGCGACTTAGCGATCGCGTCGTAGGCTTGGAGGTTTACATGTATTTGACCGATCAGGCCATCAGGTTCAATGCGAACTAAATAACAGATGTTTGCCCGATTCAGCTGCACAGTATCAATGGGAGTTTTAGAACGAGAAAAACTCCCCGAACTCGCTAACCGTTAGCGCTCGTAAGAAGCAACCTGCGGGTTGCAGATGTTTTTCAATCAATGGAGAAATTACCATGAGCAACCTTTCACGATTTAACCCTTTCAGTGAATTGAGAGATCCATTTGGAGATGAATTTTTCAAAGGTTTTGCCATGCGCCCCGGATACCGCATGCTGGAAGGGGAACCACAGATGCGACTCGATCTGTCAGAAGACGAAAAAAACTTTTTTTTGAAAGCCGATATTCCCGGTGTGAACAAGGACGATATAAAAGTGTCGGTGGAAGGCAACCAGGTCTCGCTGAGTGCCGAAGTAAAAAAGAAAAGAGAAGAAAAAGAGGGCACCAAAGTCATCCGCAGCGAGCGTTATCACGGCAGTGTCTCGCGCAGCTTCACGCTCGATGAGCACGTGGATCAGGCTGCAGCGCAGGCCAGATATGAGGACGGTGTGTTGCTTCTGACCTTGCCCAAAAAGCCCAATGGGCAGGCCCGTTTGCTTAAGGTCGCCTGATAGCCCTTCAGCCTTAGTTCGAGGTCGAAGATTGAAATGCTTCGCAAGGCCTGCGCTTTGCGAGGCTTTTTGATGCCTGTTTGCACCACCTTTCATTACCTTGTAGCGTGAAGCGTGAGCCGGTTGTCACACCTGTCAGCATTACGGATTACTAAACAGTAATTTGCACGGCCGAGCCATTGGGGTAGCCTGCTTCGTTACACTAAGCATGCCAATGTCAGCTAATTACCGGTGGATTTGACTTTTCGCTTACACGCTTTGCAGCCCTTGCGAGTAGCTTGCAGTTAAATGATGTTTTAAAGTCTAGAACTCATAGATGGGTAAGTCTATCCACCAGCTAGCGTATGAGACTTACTACGGCCGGTTCGGGTGCAATTGCAAGCACTGCTTCAAATTGCTCGGAGATCTCAAGTACACATCGCGTCATGAACCGTTTGATCCGATCGCGC